AATTCCTGGTGCACAGGTTGACTGTGAGCATGTTGATATTCCAACAACACCAACAGAAATAAAGCGATTCAATGAACTTGCTGGCGAAGAAATTCGCAAGAGAGCAAGTGATGGGGATATAATTGCTTGTTTCTTTGGAGTCGACAATCAACTTGCTTGCGAAATGAATCCAAATTGCAAACCAGTTGAACCTTCTATTGGATATCGAGCCAATGGAATTTTTGCACCATATCGCGTGTTTACTTCTTACGCAAATATGCATATGTTCTATGGTGAGCGTGGAATGCTCATGAACCCTTCATGGTTCGATGATGTAATTGGTAATCCATTTACAGTCAATGAATTTGAATACTGCGATTTTAAAGATGATTATTTTTTGTATTTTGGTAGAGTTGTTGAAGAAAAAGGTGTTCATCTTGCAATTCAAGCAACGGAAAGACTAGGCAAAAAACTTATTATTGCTGGTCCTGGATCATTACAAAGTTTAGGATACGGCAAAACTCCAGATCATGTTGAAATGTTCGGTATTGCAAATGCTGAACAGAGAAAACAATTAATGCGCAAAGCAAAGTGTTTAATCGGATTAACTCACTATGTTGAGCCGTTCGGTAACATGGTCATCGAAGCAAATCTATCTGGCACACCATCAATCACAACTGATTGGGGTGGATTTACTGAAACTGTTCTCGAGGGAAAAACAGGATATCGAGTGAGAGACTTCAAATCATTATTGACTGCTATGGATTCTATAGATAAGATAGACTCGTGTGATTGTCGATCATGGGGATTAAATTTCTCTGACGAAGTTGTTCACATGAAACATAAGCAATATTTGGATAAAGTAATCAAGAATCAATTTTATGAATAAGGTAGTAGTTGTTGGATCATCAATAAACCCAAGACAAGGTCGTTTCACATATAGTGAAACTCGATCTAAATTCGACGCAGACGAAAGATTTAGACAAACAATATTCACTGTCAATTCTTTGCAAAACGCATTACCTGATGCTAAGATAATTATCGTGGATTCTTCGGACGATGTGAGAGATTATAGACTCAATTTATCATACCACACAAATGTGCAATTTGTACAATTAAAAGAGATTTCTCCAGAGGCTCATGAGATTGTAAACACGCATCCAAATAAGAGTCTATGCGAATCTTTGTTATTGAACACATTTTACAAATATCACAAATCTAATCTATTAAGATATGATTTTATTCTGAAAGCAACTGGTCGATATTTTTATTACAATTTAAAAGACGACCTCTTCTCAGAAGAAAATCAAGACAAGATCTTCTTTAAGAAGCCTCTTTCGTTTGAATGGAATGATTCTTGGAGATATGATTTTGTTGATAGAAGATCATACCAAAACAATAATCGATTGCATCAGTATTGCACAGTTCTCTATGGCTTTGGGTCAAGCCAATTAAATGCAATGATGGACATTAATGAAGCAACGATTCATCTTCTTGATCAGCCTTCGATGAATCATTATGACATTGAAACATTGTCATATTATTTTACAAGACAGCACGAATCAACAGTTGTTGAGACAGATTGGATTGTTTCGGGTTGGGATGGCACTTCTGGCAGATACATGTATTATTAAGGTGACAAATGCAAACTAATTTAATTATTACAGATGATTTCTATCAAAATCCTGATGAGGTTCGAGCATTTGCTCTAGCACAACCATTCGAAGTTTCAGGTAATTATCCTGGATTCAGAACAAAGCCATGGCTTCCTGACGATTTAAAAGAATCGATGCAATGGATTATTCAACATGCTGGTGGTAAGATTACTCATTGGTTCGAAGACTCTGGATATACTGGCGCATTTCAAATTTGTACTGCGAAAGATCGCACTTGGATTCATGCCGATAGTTTCAATACATGGGCGGCAGTTTGTTATCTAACTCCAGATGCTCCGCTTTCTTCAGGAACTGCTTTGTATCGTTATAAAGAAACAAAAGAGCATTTTAGAACAGATAACCAAGCACCCCATCTAGACGGATATGATTATACCAAGTGGGAGCAAACTGATTATGTTGCGAACAAGTACAATCGTATTGTGATGTATCGCGGCAATATGTACCACGCCTCACTAGATTATTTCGGCGATAGTCTAGAAAACGGCAGATTGTTCCAAACATTCTTTTTCAATACAGAATACTAATGAAGATTCTCCATGTAATCTTTTCATGTAACAGATTAAAGTATCTGTGTCCGACTTTAGATTCGCTCAAGAATCTAGATTATGGCGACCATCAGGTTGATAGATTAATCGTGGATGATTATCCAAGAACTAGGAATGATTCTATATTTGATCTGTTGTGTAAGACACATAATTTTAATTGTCTATTGCAACAAAATAATCTTGGACTATCAGTCACATGGACTAACTTCTTCAATTCCTTAAAAAATTCAGATTATGATTATATTCTCCATCAAGAGGACGATGTAATCTTAAAACGACCAATTAGAGTCGATGATATGATCAATTGTTTAGAGTCTGACTCTAAAATGGCGTCAGTTGTATTGCAACGCCAGCCATGGTATTTCCACGAACAAGAAACTAAAATTGAAGAAGGTGATATACCGTTCGGCAACTACTGGTACTCTAAAAATACCAAGACGTTCCCAATCATTTTCTCTCTTTATCGCTGTTCTATCATAAAGGAATATGCTTTCACAGATTATTGGAATTTTAATCTGAACGAAGGTATGATTATGGTTTATCTTGATCATTTCTACAAAATGTATTCAGGAACTCTGAAGGGTCCAAACGGTGAAAATCTGATTGAGCATATCGGTGAAGAAACTACGGGCAGAAGAATTCTTCCTGGAGAGCCTCGATGGGAGCAGTTTGCGCATATGCATCCAGACCGAGTTTACAACTCTCGAGACGGTAGTCTTATCGAATAACTAAATATAGAACTACACGAGAGGTTCTAAATGGCGAAACCTACAAATAAAACAGAATTAAAAGATTTCTGCTTACGCAATCTTGGTTTTCCTGTAATTGACATCAACATTGATGACGATCAATTGGACGATCGCATCGACGATGCGTTGCAGATGTTTCAAAATTACCATTTTGATGGAACAGAGCGAGTTTACCTTGCTCATAGAGTCACAAACGCCGATATCTTAAACAAATATGTTCGTCTCTGCGATAATATTATCGGAGTTTCCAGAGTATTTCCAATGACTGGTGATACAGTCAGCTCTACAAGCACTTCTGGTTTTAACATTTTCGATATTAATTACCAGTTACGCTTAAATGACTTTTACAATCTAACATCGTCATCTTACACCTATTATGTAATCGCTCGTGAACATCTATCAATGCTTGATATGATCATTACAGGCGAAACTCCTTATTCTTATAATAAGAAAACAAATAGATTATACTTGTGGCAAGATTGGGATGGTAAACTAAACGCAAACGATTATATCATGTTCGAAGCGCATCGAGTTGTCGACGAAGAAACTTTCGAAAGAGTCTTCAACGATGCATGGGTAAAAGAATATACCACACAATTGTTTAAAAGACAATGGGGTTCGAACCTGAAAAAATATGGAAACTATACTCTTCCAGGTGGATTGACCGTAAATGGGCAACAAATATTCGATGAAGCTGTTGCTGAAATCAAAGAACTTGAGGGAAAACTTCGCGACGTTTACGAAGAACCAGCAGGAATGATGGTAGGCTAAAATGGCAACTAGTGTTTACTTTAATAATCAAGGCGCGACACGCGAGCAGTTTCTTGTCGAAGATTTGATTATTGAATCAATCAAGAATCACGGCATTGACATTTACTATATTCCAAGAGATTCTCAATCATCAATTGATGAGTTGTTTGGTGACGATCCTGTAAAGTCATTTACTCGAGCATATAAGATTGATATGTATCTCGAAACTTTTAATGATTTTACTGGTAATTCTGAATTTTTTTCAAAGTTCGGTCTTGAAATTCAAAAAGACGCAAAGGTCTGTGTTGCTCGTCGCACATTTGAGAAGTATGTTAAGGGAGAAAGAAATCTTCCAAAAGAAGGTGACTTAATTTATCTTCCAGTACAACAAAAACTTTTAGAAATTAGACTTGTTGAAGAAGAAAAGAACTTCTTCCAAGCAGGAAAGAAAGCACCATATATGTATGGATTGTCAATCGAGACATTTAAATATAATGGTGAACTAATTGCAACTGGTGTTAGTGAAATTGATGATTTGGCAATTAAACAAGCTGTTTCAATTGATTATATCTTAACTGCTGGTGGAACTGGAACATTCACGCAACATGAAATTGTTTATCAAGGAACAACACTTGCAAATTCAACAGCAAGAGGATATGTTTCTTCGTGGAATAAACCAGAAAGAATTTTACGCTTGCGAAATGTTCGTGGAGAATTTAGTGCAGGATCAAGCATAAAGGGCAATACCAGCAATGCAATTTGGAGTCTAACCAGTTCAAATATTCAAGATGATGCTGCATCAGATTATGATGATAACTTTAGAATTGAAACAGAAGCTGATAATATTCTAGACTTTAGCGAAACAAACCCATTCGGTGAGCCATAATGCTGTCATCTAGACATTTTTATCATAGAATTATTCGTAAGATCGTTGTTGGCTTTGGCACAATGTTCAATGATCTCAAGTTGTACAGATATACAAAAGATGGGCAAACTGAGATTGAGCGAATCACAGTTCCATTATCTTATGCTAACAAAGAAAAGTTTTATGTGCGTATAACTCAAGATCCTGGATTGGATCGTTCTATGCGGGTTCAATTGCCACGCATGTCATTTGAAATGACTGCTATCAACTATGATCCGTTGCGTAAAATTACTAATTTTAATCCGCAATTTTCTCCTGGAAAAGATGGCAACAGTATAACAACAATCACATCAACTCCATACAACTTCTCATTTGATCTTGTATTGTATGTGCGTAACGTTGAAGATGGCACTCAACTTGTTGAGCAAATTCTACCATACTTTGCGCCAGATCATACAATCTCAATGAATCTGACTGGCATTCAGGGTGACAAAGTTGATGTTCCAATCGTATTAGAAGGATTGTCATACGATGTTGCTGCAACAGGTTCTCCTGAAGAAACACGAGTGATGACATGGACTCTAACATTTACAGTTCAGGGATGGCTCTATGGATTCATCAATGATTCTGTTAAGGTTATTCGTAAGTCTGTTGCAAACACATTTGACAGCGAAGTTCTACAAAGTGGTGCAAAGGTTCTGAATTTAACATCGGGATTTGGAGACTACAAAGTTGGCGAGCTTGTTTATGTTGGTAGAAATTTAAGTTCTGCAAATGCAAGTGGATTTGTTTCCTCTTGGAACAATGTCGCAAATCAAATCTATGTTACAGATATTTCTGGCACATTTACAACAAACAATAAACTGGTCGGTGCAGTATCAAATTCATCATTTACGATACAATCATTTGATTCAGTAATTGATAATCAATTGGTCAATTTAAGTATTCTTCCATCACCTATTACTGCAAATGCTAATACTGCATTTGGTTTTGATGAGCAAATAGAGATATTCCCAAATATAACATGAGTAAAGTTGACGAAAATCTATCTAACATCTTGAACACAGATTATATTCCTG